AAATTCCATATTATTTTGGAATCCAGCAATCTCCTTGCGTAAATCTTCTATTTCCTTTGTAAGAGTACCTTCTTTGTCTGGGTATTGTTGCATTAACTTTTGCTTATCTTTTATCCTCTCCTCACGCATCAAAATTTCATTTCTTTGTTTTGCGTACTCTTTATAAGCAACACCTAATCTGCTCTTAATTCTCTGGTCAATAATGTTAGATCTGAGTTCTCTGGTTATGCCAGATAAGACTTTACCTTCTCTAAGGGTCTGGAGATTAACTTGCTCACCACCAACTTTAGTGGCACCTTGTCTTCCCATCTTATAGAAATAGATCTGCTGATCAAATTCATCTTGAGACTGGAATAACTTGTCAATATCCCTCTTCAGATAGTATCTATCACCCAACTTGACAAATTCACGTTGAGTTCTTCCACCTTGACCTTGTATCTTGCTACTCTTAGTTTCTAAATCAAGACTTTCAGTTGTAAAATCCCTAGCACCAGTTAGAGATCTGATTCTTTCTCTAGCTCTCTGACCAGGATCGATTGCTTCCTTGAGACCAGAACCCAATTCAAAAGCAAAAACAGCTGCTCCAGTGGCAAGCAATGCAACCCAGGTTGCTGGATTCAACAGTGCTCCAATAACGACAGGAATCATACCAACAATGGTTCCAATCAGTCCCATAATAACTGGAATACCAAATTTAATAGCAAGTAAGACACCACCAGCAATAGTTAGTGCTGACAGTATCTTTGGTATGAAAGATTTTATCTTCTTCTTTCTATCTTCTTTATTTTCATCAAACCACTTTGCTACCTTACCAGAAAACCATCCAATAAAACCCAGGGTAAAGAATTGAATAAACGGTTTTGCTACGTCTAATATCTTACCTAGAATACCTTTTGAAGTATTGACAAGAGTATCTTTTAATTTACCTATGACACCACCGACACCCATGAGAAGAGATTTACCACTCTTCTCCAGTCCAGATTCTTTTGATTCTCTTCTTAAACCTTCTTCTGCTTTTCTTTTCTTCCTAGTAGATTCTTCTTGCCTTTTCGATTCATCTAAGGCATTTTTCTGCAATAACTTATTAATAGACACCAAATTCATGTTAATGGATTTAAGTGTCTTTGTCAGTGCAATGCTATCCTTCGTAGTAACAGAGCGAACTCCTCTAGCACTGATGGTCCCAGATCTTTGACCACCCTCACCCATTAGTGCTCTACGATTGATCGCCATTAAGATACACCGTTAGCCTGTTGATCTCTCAATTTCTCATCTTCAATATGTTGCTTGAGAAGAGTGATATAAATTTCCCTTTCCCAAGGAATCATATTTTCAAGCTCCGTCAAGCTATATTTATGATGCTGAATCAAGGCAAAATTAACTTTATAGTATGACTCAAGGTTTTCATGAGCCATACCTAGTTGAAAAAACTTGCCAGTCCCTCAACGACTACATCAGACTCTACACCAGTATTAGGATTCTTGATGGTAACAGTGTGACTCAGTTTAGGCATTGTGGAGAAGAACTTCTCAATATCTTTAAACTGAGAAGACCCAAGACCCTCTACAAACTCTAGGAGTTCTTCTTCTGTATGATCAGAACCAGCCCAAGATTCCTCTTCATTATATACTTGTTCGACACACTTAGCAATCATCTCAAAAGATTGTTCGATTTGCTCAATACCCTCAGATTCAAAGTTCTCTTTGACAAACTCCTCTAGAGAAGGATATCTCATCTTCAAATAATACTCATCGTTCAATTTGATAGTATCAGTATGCTCTGGATCTTTCTGAACCTGAATGTCACTCAAAGCAATGGTGACAGGAACCTGAGTTTCTCCATCATCGGGACAAGTGAGAAGAACTTCTACACTTTCACCGACAGACTTACCTCTTACATTGAGGAACAGATACTCAATATCAAAAGTAGAGAGTTTATCGATCTTAATTCCCCTAGTGATAATACAGTTACTTAGAACTTGTTTAATCGCACCAGCAATTTGTCCCATGTCTTCACTTTCCATGGCAATGATGAGGAGTTTCTCTTCTTTCACCAGGAAAGGTCTGTACTTAATTTTTCTACCAGAAGAAGGAAGAGTCAGTTCGTAAGTAGGTGCATCGATTTTTGGTAAAGCCATAATAAACTCAGTATTATTTTTTTATTTATCGGGTCAGTTTTCAGTTCCAGTAGTGCCTTCTAGGTTTGCATCTCCATTTGGTTTTTCAAATCTAATATAGTCACCACCTCTTTCGTTTCTTGCTTTGTTAAATGCTTCCTTAAGTGCTTTGGAATAACTATCGATCTTACCAAAGACATATCTGTCATAGGAGAAAGTTACTGTAACTTCCAGAACTCTAGATGCATCGTAGGAGATCTGAGTTGTTGCAATATTTACAGGGAAAGCATTCATGAAGTTATATTCGATCCTATTCTCTCTATCTCTATCATACTTCAACAATCTAATCCTTTCGCATTTGTATTGCTCAGGATACTTCATTCTATAATAGTAACTCTTTGAATCTGGAGAGACTTCATCCCTATCATCAGATCCACTGGTAATATATTCTTGCCAAAGTTCGAAGAATTTCTGAACCTTGTACTCATAATCAACATAGAAAGTCAGTTGTAGATCTTCAAACTGTCTCTTATATACAAACTTTTGAGTAATCCCAGGAAACTGGTCATTTGCTTCATGGGTGAATAATCTAGTTCCAGGAATAGCAGCACGACGACAATACTCACCCAAATCTCTAGCAACAAAACTAGAATCAACACCCCTTCTAGCAAGATATCTGGTCAGAGAAGTAAGTCTACTAACACCAAGAAACTGAATACTATAGTGAGAGGTTTGTGCTAGACGACTAAAGTTTGCGACCAAATCATCAGTGGTTTTCGCTCTTATCTTTTCTCTATCGAATGCCACAATAAATACCTCTGGGAGTTGTTACTAATAATATGTCTTACAGTGGTAGATACAGACCCACCAACATCAAAAAATATAAAGGAGACCATCGCAACATTATTTATCGTAGTTTATGGGAACGTAAGTTCATGGTCTACTGCGATATGAATGAAAATATTTTAGAGTGGGGAAGTGAAGAGTTAGTAATTCCCTATAAGTCTCCTATTGATAACAAGTGGCATAGATACTTCCCAGACTTCTTCATCAAATACCGTGATAGTAGGGGAGTTATTAGGAGATCGATTATTGAGATCAAACCTAAGAGATTTTGCGAAGCACCCAAGGTTCAGAAGAGAAGAACCAAAAAATATCTTTATGAAGTCACTGAATATGCCAAAAACCAGGCAAAGTGGGAAGCAGCAAAAGAATTCTGTGAAGATCGTCGTTATGAATTTAAAGTTCTGACCGAAGATGATCTAAAAGTATGAACAGGATTCAAACTTATCAAGATAACTTTATCGGTCTTGAAGAAAGTGATGACATCATGCTTGCCCTCATGGAAATTTTAGATGTTAAAGATCTTGTGCCAGAGGTCGGTAAGTTCTACACTTATATTTACTCTCCCAAAACTCCAAACATTGAGTATGATGAATTTCCTTTGATTGCCTGTATGGAAGTTACACAATGGGGATGGAAGGGTCTCAACTTTCATTGGGGAAAGATGAGAAACTATACCTTCGAAGAAGTTCAAGGTCAACTATACGAAATCTACTCAGAAGAACTGGATAGTGCTCGTGCTCTTGGTTATGGCAGTTTCAAGATAAATAGGTAAAAAGGTTATGGCACCAGAAGTCACTCGTCAGCTAGGTGAAAGTATTCAAGACTTTACCAAAAGGAGAGCCTTAACGCTTCAACGTGCTCCAAAAGGTAGTAATGGTGAAGGTAGTAATGGTGGTGGAGGTAGTGGCAATAATAGAGAGCCGACGGGTAAATTTTATTACAGATATCCTCAAGATGCTATCTTTGAGACGACTGACTACATGAGATTTACTGTAGTTCGGTACATTCCACCTGGACTATCCAAGGCTGCCATAACTGCTGCCAGCAATAAAACAGCACCTCTCTTTAGTGCCACTAGCACTGATGAAGCAATCAGAGCTAGAGCAAAAGTAGATTCTAAGACAATGAGAGGTATTATAGATTTACCAATGCCTCTGGCACTAGCAGACGCAAACCAAGTCTCTTGGTCAGACGGGAATATGAATTCTATTGCTGCTCTTGTTGGTTCTTTTGCCCAACAGTTAATGAATTCCGAAGGTGACTACACTCAAAATGCCATACAAGGGATTAGAAATTTACAACAAAGATTTAGTCAGGCTGGAATGGGTGGCATGGTGCAGGTTGCCCAAAGTGCTCTAGTCAGTATGATGATTAATATGGTTCCTGGAGCACAACTATCATTTACAGATACTCTTGCTAGAACTCAAGGAGTTGTAATCAACCCAAACACGGAGTTCCTGTTCCGAGGACCACAGTTAAGAAAATTTAGTTTTGCCTTTACATTTGTAGCTAGAAGTGAAAAAGAAGGTGAGGAGATAAAACAGATTATTCGTCATTTTAAAAAACATATGTCACCTAAGAAAACTCTAGCGAGTAATCTTAGTGGTGCTGGTGGTGGATTCTTACAATCACCAGACGTTTTTCAAATTCAGTACATGACTGGATCTAATGAGCACAGTTTCTTAAACAAGTTTAAGTATTGTGCCTTGCAGAATATGACTGTTAACTACTCTAATGGATCTGGTTACATTTCATATGAAGATGGAACTCCAGTTATCGTTACCATGGTTCTGGCATTCAACGAATTGACACCAGTTTATGCTGAAGATTATGACTCTAAACTAGGACAAGGAGGTGTTGGATTCTAATGGCTTACTTCAGATTTCTACCAGATATAGAGTATCTTTCTCCCCTCAGTGATAGGCAATCAAACGATTCCTATATCAGGGCAAAGAACTTATTCAAAAGAATAAAAATCACAGACGAAGGAGTTGCAAGTCCTTTCTTATTCAATAAGTATATTATCCAAGAAGGTGAAAGACCTGATACTGTAGCATCAAAAATTTATGGGAATACTAGTTTTGATTGGTTGGTTATTTTAGGTGCTGGTATCATTAATCAAAGACACGAATGGCCTCTTTCTAGTCAAGAACTATACGAATATTCATTGAATAAGTATGGTAATGACTTAACAGCAATCAAGCACTACATAACCACAGAAGTCAAAGATTCGAATGGCAGATTAATTCTTCCTGCAGGTCAGGTCGTTGATAAAGATTTTACGATACCAAATCCAGATAACCCAGTATCAACATTAAATCCAGTTGAGGGTGTCACTAACTATGAATATGAGTATGATTTGAATGAGTCAAAGAGGGAAATTAATATGGTGAAACCAGAATATAGAATCAAGGTTGTAACTGAACTCGCAGAGTTGTTCAAATATCAACCAGATTCTTCACAGTATATTAATTCCTTCCTGAAAAAGACTGATAATATTAGAAAAAAATCCCCCTGATTTCTCAGGGGGATCGATGATCAGAACTCTGCTAACTTCTGGAAGTAACTCAGAGTATCGTCTTCTTCATCACTGCTAGAAGAGGAACTCAGAGAGGCAAGTTCATCCTTCAGGTCTTGGGGAACGGGTTTCGAACGAGCACCGAAGTCAGGAGTATACGAACCACGGTCATCATCTTCGTTCTCAACTTCTTCATCCACACGACGACGAGAAGGAGTGTTACCCAGAACATAGTCCAGACGCTTCTTCAGATCATCGTAAGACTTGAACTGGTCTGCAGCGGTGAGTTCTGCAAGAGAATACTCTTTCTTCCAGAGCTCTTCCAGTTCGGAGTCTTCGAGATCACCCAAAGTGCCAGGACGGGCAAACTCACTGGAGTCATAGTTCCAGTAACCTGCAACCTTCTTGATCTTGATCTTGAAGTCTGCACCACCCCAGAAATCGAAGGGGTTGATGGGATCTTCGTCTTCAAACTCAGGTTGCATGGCAGACATGATCTTGTCGAAGATCTTCTTACCATACTTGAACAGGAACACCTTGCCTTCATTGTGAGGATTGGTGGGATCCTTCACAACATAGATGTTGCTGTAGTAGGACAGTTTGCGTTTCTGTTTCCGTGCCACTTCCTTGTCAGAATCAATCCCACTGTTCCACAGCTGGGAGTTCAGTTCAGACACAGGATCCTTCTGACCAAGAGTAGTCAGAGAGTTCTCGATGTACCAACCACCAGGACCTTGGAAGGCATGGGTGTACATCTTTGCCCAAGGCAGGTCTTCCCCTTCGGGAGCAGGAAGGAAACGGACGACAGCATACCCGTTACCTGCTTTATCTACTTCGGGCTTCCAGAGACGATCATCTCCAGAACCACCATTGCTGTTCATCTTCTCAACTTCCTTGACCAGTTTGGAGGTCAGGGAACCCAGAGAGGACTGCTTTTTGAGATTTGCGAATGACATTAGATTTGGCCTTTGTACTTGGTTATTTTAGGATGCCGAGGAGCCGTTGTCAATACGGCTACGGACTTCTTCGAGTGTCTTCTTCATGTTATTGAACAAGACACCGACATCGGTGTTCTTTGGGAACCCCATCATTATAGCAGATGCTTGGATCTGTTCCTTCATCTGCACCGCATCAGGATCGTCACCCGCAAGGGAGAGACGAGTCCACATAATTTTTTGTTTCTCAACTAAGTCCTCCAGAAGAGACAGATTATCCAACTTTTCTTCTAATGATAGAGAATCAAAAGAAGCCATGTTGGAATAAATGTCTTCCTGCAACCGATTGATCTCTGCGAGTTCGGCACGAACTACATCAGACTTAAAAAACTCACTCACAGATCATACTCCTCAGGATTTGTTTGTGCTTTGGCACATCGATATTTAGAAAGGGTTCGTATTTCTTGATTTTGAGGGAAACCGAACCCCAGATGGGATCATTCAGTTGTTTGTCAAACCGTTTTCTGAACCCGAATATTTTGTCATAGATTACTAAAGTTTCTAGTGATACCTTTCCACCAAGATACTTTTTCAGGAGAATTGGATGACCCGTGGAACAATCGAAAAGTGTCTCTAATCCGTTCGACGATAGCAATTCTTCGGATTGTTCTCTGAACAAGTAACTCAAACTCTGCGTCCTTTTGCGCCAGTTTTGATACTCGGTTTCTCCTTCTTTTATTAATTCTCCAATCCATATCTTTTCAGGGGAATCTGATGAAATAAAGTTTGCCACAAAGTAGTCACGAACTTCTTCGTCTTTCTTTTGCCTGGACATTTTTTCGAACCAGTATTTGTCCTTACGTTTATTAAACGCAGAGACAGATGCCCTGGTCCGACCACCATACTGAAAGAAGTCATACTTATCTTTCGTAAAGTGGTTTTTCAATGACAAATATGTTTGATAGCAATCAAACGGAGTCACTGGAAGCTTGTTCTTGTTCACGAAGTTGCATCATATACTGGAA